TCACTATGAATTTAAAAATGGATACGGAGCAAGCGTACTTCGCTCCAGCTATAGTTTTGGCGGAGATAGGGGATTATTCGAACTTGCCGTTTTAAAGGGCGGGGATATTTGCTACAGCACGCCGATAACAAACGACGTCATCGGATATTTGACAGCCGATGACGTGGCCGGGTATTTACGGCAGATTGAAGCGTTACCGAGGATTAAAGGAGAACGACTTTGATAAACAACATAACAAAAAAACGTATACAGTGACGAATGGTACACGTCAAGGACTACCATTGAAACCATGCTCGACATCTTCCCGTGCAGCGATACGGACACCATACTTTGTCCGTTCGACAGCAAGGAGAGTCAATTCGTAAAAGTGCTACAGGAACGCGGTCACAAGGTTATTTACGGTATCCATGACTTCTTGGAGAAAGAGCCGTATTCGTTTGACTGTATATACACAAACCCGCCGTTTAGTTTAAAAACGGACGTAATAGAACGGTGCATAGCCACAGGAAAGAAATGTACCCTTGTGCTACCGCTCGATAGCTTAGGGGGAGTTAAGCGACACGAACTATACAAAAAGACGAACCTTTTTGTGTACGTACCGTCTAAACGAATCGCTTATTACGATGAGCAAGGCCTCAAGCGAAAGGGGGCGTCTTTCCATAGTATCTTCATACAGTTAAACGCCGATAGAAACGGCATATTATACGAATACGAAAGGGCGAAGCCTTAATGATTAAGAACGGGCTTATAATCAAGCTACTTAACAACAGGAACAAAAGCATTCATACAGGTAAAGACGAATTTCGAAAGCTATTTTGAAAGGAGAAGGTTTATTTGAAAGGGTACGCGTTTAGATTTAGTACTTTAATCGAATATGACGGAGAAAAGTATAATTGCTTAAACGAAAATGTCTATAGTTGTTATGACTCCGAGAAAGAAGCCATTCTCGACGCTATGAGAATGTATGAAGATTGTGGATGTGAGTTTACACACCTGTTCGTTGGAAAAGCAGAACGATTTGCTCCTCAAATAGACGCAGAATCCATTTTAAAGGATTTAGCACAACTAGCCGATGATGATGGGTACGGGGATGACAAATACCTATCAAACGTCAAAAACAAGCACGTAAGAGAACTTGATAAGATACTCACCGATGCTTATCTTACATGGGAAAATAAGCACCCCGAATATCGTAACTGTAATTATTTAATGACCAATGCGGTTAGGTATTCTATCAGTCAATTAAAAGAAGACACGATAAAAGAATTAGATAAGACAGCGATAGACGACGCAACATTTAGTATATCCGGAGCTATTGACGCAGTAGAAGCGGCAATGGACCGAATCGAAGATTGCGGACTCGATGATTATGAACGGGAAGCGGCAAAAGAATACTTACAAGAAGGCATAAGGCGGCTTGATATGGCTTACGATATTGTCACTTTGCCGAGGACTAAGGAGGAACAACATGAATAATGTGCAGCTTGAACAAATCGGAATAGTCATGATTTTAATAGGCTTAGCAGGAATGATGGGAGTAACAGGAAAGATAATTTACGAAGAACTTGGTATTAATGAGTTGAAGGTGGGCATATGCGGGATGATTGCCATCATAGGGATGGTATTAACTTTAATTGTCGCCGGACAATAAACCGCATGAAAGGAGAACATTGTGTTAGACAGGAAAATAAAAAGTTTCGAAATCGGCAAGCACCAGATTTTTAAAATCACGTTTGAAAGAGAAAACGAAAACACCAGGGCATATGACACATACCAAATAAAATGCGCAGAATATCCGAGACCGGAATTAATTGAAGCGGTAAAAAAACTTTCACCTCACATCGCCGAGATTTTAGAACTACCGGACTATTGCGAAGATCGCCTAATAGCAAGAAGACTTACCTACACATATAACGAGAAGACGGCAGAGACAGGTATCGCTATAACAGCCGAATTTTATATACCCGATGCCGGAACATTTATTGAAGTAAAGGCGCCGAAGAGAGTTATAAATTATGGAACACCGACTAGCGAAATTCCGTTCACGCCCGAATGTAGCGAAATAATCGAACGATTAACGACAGAAGTTTTCAGATATATAGACGGTGATAGAGCTCAAGACAAGCTGAATTTTGACGACAAAGAGGAGAATTAACAATGGAGCTAGAAATAACCACAAACACGGGGTTAATAATAGGGATAATAATTACACTAATAATCTTAGCCGTCGTACTAAAGTCTACGGCAAAAGAACAAGACGTCGAGATTAAATTCACTCCCGCATCACAAGCGGCAACAAAGGTGCAAAAGTATGAAGGCTCAAAAACGTTAGAGGCCGTACAATGGACTGGCGAAAACATACAGGACGTTTGGGAAACCGTAAGGTGCTGCGCAACAAGCCAAGAGATACACATTCTCCCCGCCACTGGAAGAATAGTAATAACATGGCACCAAAGCAGGGAAACGGCCTTTCCTGGCGACTACTTCATAAAGCCGGAAGTAAGTTCGAGATTACAGATTATTAAAGTAATGAAAAAGGGATATTTCGAGGAAAACTACAGAATAAAGCAAGATAGCAACATGAGAAATAGCGAAAACGGGCAAATAAGAGAGGATTAAACCATGAGAATAAGAGACCTAAAAGACACCGTAAATCTTATGATTAGCGACGACTACAAAGACCGGCTACTTGCCGAATACTGGCAGCTAAAAATTAGGCACCAAAAATTACAAGTTGCTATAGCAAGAAAAAGCCAACGATTAGACCGAGATACAAAAACTCCGATAGACGCGCTCCAGACACAGTCACATGTAATGGAACGGTACTTAAACCTGCTAAGACTAAGAGCCAGAG